AATATACGCAACCATCACGATATGATCGTATTAACATGTTTAAACGCTGATCTTTACGCCAAAGTTTAGCGATCATCATATTTTCACAGTTGTTACTGCCAATAGAATAACAATAGCCGTATTCCTTATTAATCTGTTGATTGATATATACATATCCTGTATTCATATCAATCCAAGCACCATAATAAACATCATCATAGTATAACGTACATAAATAATCACACACATTTGTTTTCTTCTTAATAAAATCATTTGTGTCATAAGCAAAGTTACCAGCGTTATAGTCTCCGTATGTTGTTCCGGATATTAATTTATGAAATTTCGATTTTTCTTTGTTTCCTTTTTTATAATCGCTATGGCATATCTGCACAATAATTTGTTCGACTGATTCATTACCTTTAAATGTGTTAAATTCTTTTTCGGGTTTTGGTGTAATACCAAAGTAGCTAAAATACGGGTTAACAATACTTACATTGTTAGCCAATAAATACACATGTCCTTCTCTTTGTCTAAAGATAGAGTCAATAATATTCAATAAAATTTCAACTTCATTCGGGATGTATGCGTTGAATCCAGCTTTTTCCGGTATAAACTCATCAACAATAATTGTGTCGATATCTACATAACTAGTTGATTTTAAACTCGCAAAGGCTGTTAAAGATGTTGCGTAACCCATTTCACAACCATTAATATAAAAGGTGGTAAAGTTTGAACCACCCGTTATTTTAAATTCATCATCTTTAAAATTTTCAAACTGATCGTTTAAAAATGTTTTGATTTTTTTAAGGTCCGTTTTATAGCGTCTTAAATATAAAAATTGTTTCCCTTTTTTCTTATAACGACTTATACAGTCTTTTTTAAATCCATAGGTTTTACCAATTCCACGGCCTCCAATAATAAAGTTTAAAAATTTATTGTATGACTTTATATTGGTAGGACTGTACCAATCTATTGTTTGTGTCATTTAAACACTCCATAAGGTGTTGTATTATATCCGTTTTGGTTTAATTCACCGCACGCCATCCATCTACGTTCACCTGTTGACGCACTAATCCAACTAATCCAGCAATATCCATCTTTATCAACTCTTTTACCCATCATTTTCTGACGATAATTATAATATTTATTTGTATCAATATTCATTTTCTTTACCTCCTAAAAAATATTGAAAAATAATCCATATTCTTGTAGCTCCGAGTACAATTCACTTTCGATTGTGATAACCGCACGTCTTGAACCTTGTAACACTTCCGCTAAAGTCTGTATACCGATATTTCCTTTACGCTTAAAACTATATTCTTCATGTCCTGTGGTGTCATTTGCGCTATTTGGTTTAGAAATAGTTTTCGCTATGTTGTTAACATAATCATTTGTTTCAATATCAATACGTCCTTCCGGTGTAACAGAGTTTAAAGCAATACTTGTATCTTCTCCACTTGCATGTGTTTTGCCGGTGCTATCACGTGTATATGTTTCCGTGTAGTTCGTGTTCGCCGTCGGGTCGTCCTGGTCTTGAAAAGGAATAGTTTTAAATAAAGTATAATATCTGTCCATGTTCACCTCAAACCAATGTTGAAGTTCAAATTTCCAATATGCATAAGTTTCTTGACCAATTTCATCAAACCAAAAATGCTTTAAAATTCCTGTTTCTAACGCCTTACGTTTTTCAAGATCATCATAAAATTTATAATTAAAATCAAAAATCTTTTTTCTAGCGATCTCTAGTACTTCCGAGTCACTTAATTCATATTGAGCGTCAATTAATTCTTCAAATGCTAAATTGTGACATACACCACAAATTGTTTCAGTGTTTTCAGCTAGTACCGGACTTTGTAAAGTCAATAAATAGTTTGGCTTATTTAATTTACTAAACATTTTCATCACCTTCTTTAACATCCAAGTTTTTATTGATGTTAAAATCTTTAATACTTGTGTTCGAATCTAATTCAAGTAATTTCATGATTTCTTCATAATCTTCATAAGGTGCAAATTCAACACTCGCATTTAATCCGAATTTTTTATTTAATTTTTCAATCGCCTTTTTACGTTCGCTTAACCAAATATTTCTAGACGCGATAACCTGTTGATTGTTGGCGTTGACTTCATCCGAAACAAGTCTTTCTTTTTTATCCATGTTGGCATTTTCAATTCCTAAGAATGTCATACATTCTCTTAAAATCGCTTGTTTCATACCATGTAATTCATCCGCAATAAAAGGTGCGTTCGTGTTCAGTACATTAATATCTTCCGTTCTGAATCCTTTTGATGTAAAGATCGTTTGCACACCCTGTAAAATTTTCTTCATAAAAACTTTAAATTGCTGTAACATTCGCCTATCACCGGTAATGATGTATGGTGTCCATTGCATAGTTAAGTTTTGGTCCATAGTGCGACTTGTTAAAGCTAGTTTTTTAGCGTAAAAATTTAAATACGGAAACAAACCAACATAAAGAGGACTGTTTTTCATAACCACACATTCTTCACTCGTTAACGTTTTTTTCACAAGTGGACTTGTTGATACCGTATGGTATTCTGTAGGTAATGTATAATGGTTTAATCTACCGCCTAATGTGATTTCACTACAAATTAATCCTAACCTTTCATCATCATAAAAACCAATGTAACCACGCGTTTGTAAAACATACTCTAAATAGAATGTATTAATAGATTCCGGAAGGTCTTTATACTTAAACATATTTAAACTTAACATTTGCAAATACGTGTAATAAATAAAATCCGCTTCATTGTTGTTCATTGTTGCAATGTCTACCGCGTTTCTACAATAATCTGTAAAGCTACTAGTGTCGTTTAATAAATCCATCTTAATCATCTCCTTTATTTATATATTAGAATAAAAAAGGTTGAACCGTCAACCTTTTCTATTAATGCACTTTCTTTTCTTTATAATTTCCATATTTATCAACCATATCCGCTGTATAACGTTCACCATTATGATAGTCATAATTTCCAACATCTTTTGTGTGCCATAGAGTAATTCCATTATCAAATGCACGTTTGATTTTTTCTAAATCGCTTGGGTCGATATTTTCACCTTTAATATTGCACTTAACAGTTTGTATATAATTCCAATTTTGGCGTGTATGTAAATTCGGATAGTCTATTGTATTTGTAGCATAGCCTCGCATGTCCCATATTTTATTAATTTTATCTTGGTATTCTTGTGTAGGTTTATATGCATATAAAACTAATGTGTTTAAATCTAGTGCTGTTTGTCTTAACACGTCATTTGAGCCGGTCACAACACTATCAGCGGTAGCCTGTGCGTCATGAATTCGAGCGTTATAACTATCCATAGCGTTTTGAATATTGGTTTGATTTTGATAGCGTGTTGTTAACTCTCTTAATTGATTACTGATTGCGGTTGATTGTGTGCTGGCACTAGCCTGTGCATTTGCATTTGCAAGTGCATTTGCGTTTTGTAAATTGGTTTGTTTCGTGTTGATTTGGTTTTGCATGGCGGTTTGTCCGATGCCTAAACCAGCACCCACTAAACTACCAACGGCACCACCAATATTACCGGTTAAGGCGCTGGCGATTCCACCACTTAACCCACCAATTGCACTAAAACTAGCATTTATCATATTCGATTTGTTTTGTAAATCATTTAAATTACTAGCTAGATTTGTGTTTCTAGATGTTATACTTAAATTCAAATTATTTTGCAATGAAGTTTGAGCGCTTAACGCATTACCGGTTGCACTTGCGATTGCTGAATTGGTTTCATTTGATCTTCGAATATTTGACAGACCAACATTCATGGAGTTTCTAGATGATTGCATTAAAAGCGCCGTTTGGTCGCTTATAATTGGTAAGCTACATTCATATTGTGATTCAAATGAATTGTCAATGTTCATGATTACGTCGTTTGTTGTTTTGGTGGTTTTCTTTAATTTATAATTGATTGGTACAATATTTAATTTTGAAGTGTTAGGGCTTCCAACGAACGCAAATTGAATTGCGCTAAAATCGTCCCATAATTCGTTTTTAAAAATCTTATTCGTTCCATTGTTATCACTTATTAATAGATAGGAATAAGGATACCATAGTATTTTAGTATTTTTAATAACTTCCGGATAAAAACGAAGTGGAGCATTCATAATATCCGTTTTAACGAATTGACTAGTATCATTATCGTTCATTTTACTAAAACCAAATGCACCATATTTTAACATAGTATAGCTACCTTCACCAACAATAGTAAAATTTTCTTTAACTATTCTTAACTCATTATTTACAAAAGCGAGTCCAGGAATATAGTTAGTTATAACAATAGAAACGCATTTACCGACTAATTTTTCATCTTTACGAATTGCGTCTAAAATGGTGCTTATATTGCTTATTGATAAATCTTGATCACTCGTATTTTTTAGTTTTGTAATTCCTAAACCTGTAATTCTAGAATATGGTAGTATATAATAGTTAACTTGGCTAGGTGCACCTAAAGTTCCGGATGTGTATGTGTCACTACCATCCATTCTACAAGTCATTCCAACGATCGCAAAACTAACGTAACTCATAGGATTTAGGCTCATCACATCTTCAGCTATAAGGTCCGTGCCGATTTCCAAGTTCTCCGGTTGTGTGTTGATACAAGGTTTACGCTTATCATTTGAATTCTCTTTATAATATTGTGGTCTATGTTCATAAGCAATATATGATTCCATAAAATTATTTTCAATTTCAAAACGCCATGTTTGAATTACATCCGTTTCAAAAGAAATACTAGTCGCATTATCATTTAAATATCCTAAACTTGTGATAAAACAATAAATCAATTTTGATTTGTTGCCTGTATCACCGTTCCTATAAATCATATAATTGTATAAGCGTAGATCATCGTATAAACCTGGTACAACTACAGTTCCATCTTTTCTTTGATAGGTGTAATTCTCAAAAACAACATGATCATAATTATTTATAAAGAAATTAAATTGTTCTTCTGTTGTATTAAATGCACCCCAAAACGTGTTATTCATTGCGTCAATTTCCAAACCCTTTAACAAATAAATTTTGCTTTGCGGCGTGAATTGACTGTTTACGACTCCTATACTCATTTTAATCATCTCCTTTATAAATTTATATTATTAAAAAATAGTTGAAAGTTCAACTATTTTATTTATCTTTGATATAATCATATATTTCACGTGCTTTCGTGCCACGCGTTGGTTGGTTAGGGTCGGCTGGTCTTTCATAATTCGCTAAAAATTCAATCGCTAATGTGTAAGGGTCGGCGGTCGATTTTGAAAAGCTTTCGAAACTTTCAGGGTATGTTGCTGTTGCTATCCATTGCGCGCCGTTCTCCATCTCACATTGAATGCGCTCACATTCACCAACTCCAAACTTAGAAACATCCGGATAATATCCCTTTTCTTTTAGCCAATCAATTATTTTTGTCCAAGGTGTCCATTGTACTAATCCGTAACCTCTAGACGCTACCGGTTGTGCAAAAGGTATATCACTTTCCCAGCGATTCGGATTAACAGTACTTTCAAAATAGGCATTGCCTAGCATACCAGCAACCGCGTTTGCGGTCCAACCTTTAGCCTTGAAGAACTGCCAAAAAGCAACCCAATTTTGTCTAGATTCATCTTCTGTAAGCGGTCTTGTGTTATTAATATCACCAGGTATAAACCACTCACTCGTTGGTGTTGGCGGTTCGGGTTTGATCTCTTCTTTCGTTTTATAAAAGCCTAAGTCAATTCCTAAACCATCTAAAATAAAATAATGTTTAATATATTTGTAACTTGGTTCGGGTGGTGTTGGTGGTTGGACACCATCAAATGTTTTCCACTGTTGCCCGTACCCATTAACTATATTCGTATTATTTACATAAAATACTTGTGTTGGTAATACTGAACCGCTTAACGCATAACACTGATTGCCATATCTACAAGTAACGCCATAGTAGACAAGTCCGGCATTTTGTGTAAATGTTTGATCTATATGACAATGATCTCCGGTAGCATATCCAGCTTCACCCGTATGATAGATTAGATCACCTTGTTTATATTGTGTTGCGGTTGGTGGATTCGGGTCATGTGTAAAACTAACTGTAACATATGTTAACCCGTTAGGAGTCCAAACGGGATTATCTGAACTATAGGCGCGTGTATTACCTACACTATCACTATACGATAAGTGACAAGAAAAAGGAGCGTATACGGGTACGCGTACTTGGCCGCTGATTGCATTATCAAATGGATGTCCACAGCAGTGTGATAAACTTTGTGGGCTTGACCATTGCGTAATATTTATTGTTTCCATAGGAAACAAACAAACCTCATGACCATCATGTACTAGTTTTTGTCCTGGTTTCATAGGTTTAATTCCTCCTCTACTTCTACTAACTCTCTTAACTTATCTTTACATATATTGTATCGCTCATAATCCACATCTTTTAAGATGTGCATACATTGCATGTAAAATTCAATATAGAAATAAACGCTTAATCCTTCCGGTAAGCTATATGGAATATCTTCCGGTTTTTTCATTTTATATATACTATTATATCCACATTTATTATTCATTATATTAACCTCTAATTTTAAAAAAGCTAGATTTTAAATCTAGCTATAATTTAATGCCATATAAACTACCTTCCACATCACTAGCGGTGCAACGTGCAAGTATCTTATCAGGACCCGTTTTTATTAATGAAACTGAATATTTACGAGAATTACCTTCGACTGTACTATCAGCAGAAATATAATCCGCTGACATAAATCCTACGCCTTTATAATTTGACTCAACAGGTAAATCATCAAACAAGCTGATTGGATATATAGAATTTCCAAGTATTTTATTATTACCATAACCACTGTCAGTGAAATAAAGGTTTAAAAGCAATATATCATATTTATTTTTAATTTCATTAACATCCATAAAATTACTATCAACAGGGGATGATGTACTGTTAGTGTTATATGGTGTTAAATTAGAAATTAATTCAATTTTAATATCGTTTTTCTCTAAAAGCTCATGCGTAACATTATTCGATTTTAAAGTATACATTTAAATACCTCCTTCACTTGCTACTGATGTAGCACCTTTTTTAATGTTTATAATATCCTCTTTAACAGTTGTAATATCTTCTTTAATATTATTGATCTGTGTTAAATTACTTTGAATACTTGATTGCATTGTAGTACACAATTCTTTTAAACTAGTAATTTCAGTATTAATTGTTGACAATTGATTATTAATATTTAATATTTGAGCTGCTTGTGTTTTCTGTTCATTGTCCAATTTCTCTAGAGTAGTATTATATTTATCTTGTAATTGATTGATTGCAATCTCAATGCGTTCATCAACTAAACCAGGTAATTGATCTTTTACATATTGCATAGTGTTTTCTAAATTTTTCGCAATATTTTCATTCCACTGAATAACAACATCATTTACAGCTTGCACAGTCCATTCAATATAACCCTGTAATTGATTAATACATTGGTAAATATTCATACCTGTATTGAATGCGCTGACATATTGCTGTGCTAAATTCTTACCGCTTAACTTTAACTCATTATATTTCGGTAAAATACTTTGTAGTTTATCATCATCAATAATACCCATATTACTTACCCCCATTATTATATCCAATTAATTCTTTTAGCTTTTCAGGTAGAATATCAGGATTGATTTTAGAAATGTTTTCCACAATACTAACCACTTCTGTGATAATTGCATATGTGCAAATAACCGGCACTAAATCCACACCAAACGGAAGAGTTAAATAGCTTTCGGCATAATTGATAGCGATACCTAATGTGTAACAAAAGATAAAACCAACCTTTTTAAATAAGCCATCTCTTAATTTACTAGACTTAATTTGTTCACCATCCTTAATTGCACCAACGATACCGGTAACCAAATCCAAACCGTTAAAAATTAATGCTACTAGAATAATTTTCATATTAATCACCTCTTTCATTTTCTATAATACTAATAAATAGTTGAATATTCAACTATTTTTAAACAAAAGAAAAAGAACTAAATTAATAGCTCTTTTTCTTTTCTCAATCACAATTCTGCAAATCCTATATAGAAAGGAGGGGTGTCATGTCCTACTCATGACACCGATATTATAACATGACTATACGTTATATACAACCTTAATATCACATGTCACATTAGAATTTGTATCTTTAATAGTGACAGTTGCTAAACCTTCACTAGTAATTGCTGATAATCCTTTAATGGTTACATGTCTTAAATCATCACTTAATGTAGCACTAACCATAGTAGGTTCGCCTGATGTTTCCTTTAACCTAATAGGTGCATTTAAACCATTAGTCTGTACTGTAAATGGTACTGTTACACTACCACCTTTTTTAACCTGTACAACTTGAGGATTAGAATAAATTGCTGTAACTTTTTCCTCTACAGTTCCGGATACGAACGCAATCGCATTTGCAAAGCGACTTGTTGCGATACCTTCCCAATGGTGTAAAAAATAATTCCAATATAACCCTTTAGCGTTATATGCAACACCAACAGAATATTTCTGATCAAATACTCTATAAATTTCACTGTCAACAACTAACGCTTCGATTGTTCCTTGTGTTGTACTTGGTAATGTTGGTAAAACTAACACGTGCGCTTTAAATTCTGCAAACTCTAACTGAAATGTCTGCGCTAACCATTCAATGTTTAAATAACTATTTGATTTTCCGTTTAAAATAACGTAAATATCTTCATAGTCATTTTGCTTTGTAACAGCCATAGCGTTATATTCATTAGTAGGCTCAGTTAAGTAAGATACATATTCTGTAATTTTACGAGCTAACTCTTTAGCAGTTTCAGTATCTGTTACCGCACTTGTATTAACGATTTTCATTAATCCATTTTCATAGTGCGTAACAAGAGCACTTTTCATATAATTATAATCGTCCTTGTTGTCTCCGTTGTACATAGAATCAACAATACGAGCGATTAAACTATTTACTCCATCCCAGCTAGCAAAATACTTACGCATATCATCATCTGTAATTGTTGCTGGATAATATGACTTACGATTAACAATATAAAATGCTGTTTTAATATCCGGCAACTCACGTTTAAATAATGTGCTTTCTGCGTCTGCTTGATCATAAGCATGCTCTTTTGCACACTCAACAAAATATTCTTCCATTGTATAGCCTAAAGCCATATTTTCCATTTTAAATGGAGCTAACTTATTACGTAAAATATTTCTATGTGCAATAACTCTACCAATTCGAGTTGCTAAATTCATGAACTCAACACCTAAAGTATCAGGGTATTCTAATAAACCATTCATAAATTCAAGTGAGCTAACCTCATTAGGATCACCTATTGTTGATTGGAAATTTGGAGAAGATGCACGATACATTGCGTTAGCTACTTCTTGACCTGTTGGTTGTGTTTCCAATCCTAAATCTGTTTGAATCGCTTTTGCAACGTCTTTTCCTGTTGTTCTTGGCATATATAATCACCTCTTTCGTTTTAAATGCCTAATTTTCTTAAATCCATTGGATGTTTCTGTTTCGGTTTTCCATCACCGGAACTTTCAACACCAATTTGCATGAATAATTTTGAGTTAGCCTCAGTTAACGAATTATTCTTTTCAACTAACTTTGTGTTTTCAGCTTTTAAATCGTCCAACTCTTTAAAGTTTTTTTCGACTTCTGCTCGCATATCATTTAACATGGTTGAGCGTTCCGCCTGATCTTCAACTGTCAACACTTCCGTAAATTTGTTTCTAAGCTCATCACGTTCCATTTTTACACATCCCTTCTATTTATAAATATATGATATTAATATTGTAAAGTCAATATAAAACCCTCTTTTAAGAGGGCTTTATAATTATAGGTTGTAAAGTTTAAAGTGTTACCAGCTAGATTACTATTCCTAATTATGTTACCGGCATGTTTCACCACGAGTAATTCCGGTATCCATGTCTGATTTCCGTTCTTTATTCCTTACGTAATAATAATAACATGTTATTTTATTTTTTCAAATCTTCTTTAATTTTATCTTTAACATATTTACTAAATTTTTTGGATTTCAATAAGCACTCAATATAATCAACTATTTCAACCTCCTCTTTGTTAACACAAACACAATACTTATTAACATGTTCTCGATACCATTTATTTCGATTTTCTTTTGACTTCTCACTCATCATTATTATCACCTTCTTTTTCTTTAGACCATACTAATGGTTTTCCTAATATATATGTGTGCACAAATTCATTTGTCTCGTGATTGACAATGCTCCAACCATCTTTTAAATATTCATTTAACGCGTCTATGTCTTTTCTGTAAGCTGAATAATCATAATCTTTTATACTTCTAACAATTACCACTTTATTTTTAAGTGGAGGACTTCCGAACATGATCTCATTGAATTCATTCAATCTTTTATCGCACTCTTCAAATATTCCACCATTTTCATATGTTAACAACTTGTATTGTAGTTCATCAATATCTTTTCGTAAGATTT